AGCCTTTGCCGCACTCATCGACCGCATCAGCGGCAAAGGTACATGGCAGCGCAATCCGTGGGTGTACGTCTATACCTTCGAGCTACTGCGGTAACATCTTCCATCTTCCCTCTAACATCTTACATCAAATTATGACCGAACAACAACAACAGAAGCAGCGGGCGATTGACCTGCTGGCGACAAGGTACAGGGGCATGGAGAACGCCTGCGAGGGCATCGACTTGCGACTGCGAATGTATTTCGAGGACTTGCTGGAGCACTCGTCGGCACGCGAGGATGACCCCAACGACTGGCACGGCCTGTATGAGCTGCTGGGCGCAGCGAAGTTCCTGCGGTGTCTCGACACGTATAACTTCAACACGAAGAAGGTGCAGACGGTGATCCGACTGCGCGAGGGCGAGTGGCGGCAGGACGAAGGCTTGTGGCGACACATCAGCGGCGGACTGAAATGTCCGGGTATCGCGGGCGGTCAGGTGTATCGCTGGGCTCCGTTCCAGGTGTTCGCCCTCGCCAGCATCTACGGCTTCTACGCATGGATTGACACACAGATGCCCGCCGGTTCGAAGCCCCAACTGCTGCGCACGGAGCGCGAGAAGGACGGCACCATCTGGGACTATCGCCGACTGTGTACCGACTTCACGCTGACGGGCTCGCGCAAGATTGACAAGACGGGATTCGGTGGCTTCATCGGCATGGAGTTCATGCTCTTCGAGGACTACAACATGGAGGGCTTCTGCTGTGCCAACTCGGAAGACCAGGCGAAAATCATCTTCCGCCGCATCAAGTACCTGCTGAGCGGACTCGACACCGAGAACCGCTTCCGACTGACCGAGAGCCTGGCAGCGTGGCGCGACAAGTACAGCGAGATTTCGACCGCCAGCATCCGACCCATGACCGCCGGAGGCAAGTTCAAGGACGGATGGTTTGCCCAGCTCTGCCTGAAGGACGAGTTCGGTGCTGCACCCTACGCCAACGGCAAGAGCGACATGAAGATGCTGGTGGACGTGATTGAGTCGTCGATGGGTCCGAGGCGCGAACCGCTGAGCGTGACGATGACCTCGGCAGGACGCATCACCGAGGGGCCTTTCATCCAGATACTCGACGGCCTTCACGGTATGCTGGAGCGCGAGCAGAGCATTGCCAAGGGCGAGGTGCAGCCCGTGCTCACGGACGACCGCACGATGACGCTGCTGCTGGAGCCCGACGCATGGCAGAAGGAGGAGCAATACCTGCTGACGAACAAGACCGTGCGCCACAAGGTGAACCCGATGCTGGGCGTGATAGTGCAGCACCAGTTCTACGACGACCAGATAGCCAAGGCGCAGCGCGACGGCGACACGGGCGAGGTGATTGCCAAGCTGTTTAATGTGTATAGCAGCGGGAAGGTGACGAAGTGGATCACGGGCGACCGCATCCGCTTGCTTCAGAAGACAGAGGGCAGGCGCATCGACGATTGCAAGTTTATCGACGAGCAAGGCCGCGAGCGGTGGCACGTCTTCTGTGGCATGGACTTCTCGAGCGGTGACGACCTCTTCGCGCTCACCTATATGGCCGTCGATTGGTTGCCGTCGAACACGATGCAGGGCCGTTTCTTCGTAGATACCGACTGCTGGGTACTCGAAAAGACGATGAAGGAAAGCCCGAACCGACCGATGTACGAGGAATGGGTGCGCCAAGGGTGGTTGCACGTCTGCCCCGGTGAGGTGTTCGACTCGACCTACGCCATCAACCGCATCGCGGAACTGGTGGAGAAGGGCATCAACATCTATCACTTCGGATATGACCCTGCCCAGAGCGTCACGCCCATCAACAACCTGAAAGCGTGGTTGCAGACCCTCTTCCAGAAGCGCAACCCGAACATCTCGGCCAAGGACATCGCCGACCTGATTCAGCGCATGGTGATACCCGTCTCGCAGACGAGCATGACGCAGAACCCCCGCATCGGCGAGATGGAGGAGAAGATGCTGGGCAAGGACGAGTGGATGCACTTCAGCGACAATCCCCTGTGGCCCTGGTGCTTCGGCAATGCGGCAGTGGAGAGCAAGGGCGACCCACCCATCAGGCGCGTGGTGAAGGGCACGGGGCACCTGGGGAAGATAGACCCGATCCACGGACTTCTCGACGCGCTGTATTGCTTTGACTGGTCAGAGGGGAGGATTGAGCAGTAAGGAATGAAGATGGGAAATTCCCCCCCAAGATTTCCCATCTTTTCCAATATTGAAAGAATTATAAAGAATAAGGAACTATGAGCAAGTTTGAAGAATTAAAACACAAGGTTGAGACCTATGAAATGATGAAGGCGGTTGCCGCTGATTATCGCAAAGCCATAGAACTGATCGACTACGAGAAGGACTACTTCATGGTTGACGACATCATCTACAGAGCGCGTGGCGATAGCAGGAAACTCCATCTCAACTCCTATTATGCCCCTATACCGTACACGGTAATCAGGGACGGTTTGCAATCAGCTTTGGAAAAGTTGGAGGCAGAGAAGAGTGAAATAGAGAAAGAACTGAAAGATTGGTTGTAATTAAACGAATAAGGATCTATGACAAACGAAGAGAAAGACAAACTGGTGGCCGAAGTCATACAAGGCTTTGACTTTGAGAAGACACGAAAAATGATGATGCCATCAAAGGCAAAAGTAAGCATTGGCGAATTGAAGGTTATTGCCAGAAATCTTCTGTTTATGTGTCTTGAACATCAAGACCGCGAGTTTTGGTGGGCTGGCGGTATGCACCGTGGCGGGCTGTGCGCCTGCTACGATGACAAGTGGGGATTATCACTCAACTATATTGCAGTCGCTAACAAAGTACGAATACCGAAAAATTAGGAACTATGACCAAAGAAGAGAAAATCAGAGAAATCTGCCAGGAAAGCATCGGCAAGTTAGGCGGTGCTTTGTCGGAAACGATAGCCCATGCTATCAGCGAGGGCTACAAGTTAGGATGGGAAGAGTGCGCAAAGCAATTGGGCGTGAAGTTATAAAAAAGTAAACCCCTGACGGCATTGCGCCCGAAGGATAGTATTAACCATTTAATGATATAGCTTATGAATTATAATAATCCTGATGAAGCATGGTATCATGGACTAAAGCGAAGGCCGCAGGGGGAGGGCTGTCTGCTGAGTATGCTCAGTGTGACATTTCTCGCCTTGGCCATCGCGCTGCTGCTATCCTTCAGTGGCTGCACATCGCCAACGAAGGTGGTGACGGTACCTGAAGTGCATGAGCTCCACCACTGGCACTCAGACACCATCCGACAGACCGACAGCGTGGTGAACAACCAGACGACCGTGATCCGTGAGGTGGACTCAGCGACAATGGCACAGTATGGCATCCGTCTCGACAAGGCGCAACGGGCGTGGCTGATTCAGAACGACCGGCTACAGCGCGAGATAGAGCGATTGCAATCCATCAGCAACACCAGCGACACGGTGCGCGACTCCATCCCCGTGCCCTATCCAGTGGAAAAGCTCGTACCCAGGGAGCGCAGCAAGGTGGAGTGGGGGTTGATCGTGATGGGTATCCTCTCATTGATGATATTGATTTTATATGTTGTCATAAAATTAAGAAAGTTCCTGCCGTGAGGCAGCATGACTCCCTGTGAAGGTCGTCACGCCTATAAAGGCGTTTCTGTAATGATATAATTTTCAGCCCGGTGCGATTGCATCGGGCTTTTTCTGTTGTCATCTCGAGCGTAGTCGAGAGATCTCTCCATGCGCTTCGCTTAGTCGAGATGACAGGGAGTAAACCCACGACGTGATTGTGAAGGTATTGTAGATAAATGTTTCAAGAAATGGAAATTACATTAGATTCAATCATTGGTATCCTGGGACTGCTCTTCGGTGGCGGTGCCGTAGGCGGTATCTTTACATGGCGGTGGCAGCGGGCGAAAGCCAAGGCAGAAGCCAAACAAGCCGAAGTGGAGGTAAAAGAAAAAGAGGCTGAAGCCAAGGCGAAGGAAATCGAAATGGCGCAGAAGGTGCAAGACACCTATCAGCAGATGCTCGAAGACAAGCAGAAAGAGGTGGACGACAACCACCGTCTGATTGCCGAACTGCGAGCCGACCGCGACCACTACAAGCAGGGCTATCTGGAATTCCGCGAACAGGTGGAGCAG